ATGCCCTTGCCATCGAGCATAATTCGACCAGCAATTGAAACCTCTACGAAATAAGGTTTCTTGCCAAGTTTGCGTCCGCATTGAACGCAATAATCATCACTAGCACCAACATTGGATTTTGGTTCAACCCAATTTATTGCATCGCCGATAGTCAACATATATACCCTTTCATAATTGGACTCATCAGTGCTGGCGATACCAGCAGACGCGGTATTACTACCGCGTTTCGTCCTATCTGTATCCTGCTGCGTGAAGCGCGCGGTACACATTGTTCACACGATTTTGATTTATTTCGTTGCGCTCGGCTGAATCGAACATCTCCGATAGCGCTTCGACATTTTGTAGCAAGCAATCAAGTTGCGCAATTTGCTGCGCGTCGAATGTTACTGTGATTGTTGTTCCTATTGCGATTCCCATGTTGTTACCCTTTCGTAACTGAACTCATCAGTGCTAGCAGTTACTAGCAGACGCACATACTGATATGTGCGTTTCGTTCTCATAGTTCTGTCGTCGGAGTTGCTGTTCTATAGGCAGTGCGCTTATCGCATCCGATTTACGGAAATAAGCGACTAGCAATTTAATTACGGGCGATGCCATCAAACACAACGAACGCGTATCGCGTTTCGACTATCTGAACTCTGCTATGTAATTTTCAAGAAGCGTATGAGTAAACGAACGAGCGGACACGCGCGGAACGAGTCACCGAACCGCCTTTGCCATCATTCATCATCATGGGAGTCATTCTGCCGTCTCAGACTGTAAATAGCAAACTAGGCTGGTCAAGTATTTTTGGCGCGCCGTTCGAGCGTGTAGGCTCGACCCTGAGCGTGCCAGCCGAAGCCCTGTACGCCTATTACAGCCCCGAACAGGCGTGGGCAGAGGTTTTCCCCCATGCCGTACCTCAAAACGCCTCTAATAGCCTTCGGCGTACAGGACTGGACAGGTGAGGTATTCTTCGGATATGGCTATGGCTCGTGTGGTGATAAATCTTGGCGGACTCAATGTCAAAATTGAACAAGACGCTACCTATCCCGACATTGTTACTGATATGTGTTCGCGCGCTGCCATGCTATTCACTACATCATTAGCACAAGCACACGAAGCAGGACTAAACATCATGGCATCAACATGGGTTGATTATGGCGATGATGATGACGAAGACGAAGACGCATAAAAAAAAATTACCCCCCACCGAAGTGAGGGGTAATTTCGTTTTGCTACTAGGTTGCTAATTGACCAGCACCAGCGACATACGCAACTGCGTCAATGTAGTTGTCCGTGTGCGTTGGGTCATTAGCAATTCTTGAAATCTTCATAAGTGCCAGCATACATCCGACTATATGTGCTGGGATAGGTTCATCTAATTTTAGTATGGCTGCCCATAGTGTGCCGATGCGTTCCCATGATTCGCCAATATCACCATAGGTATCTTGCCTGTCGCCACCAATAAGGCAACTTGCTTCTGCAAGTATGTCATCAATTTCCATTAGTCAAGCCACACTTTGTACGCAGCAGTTACTCTGCCTTTAACTGGGTCAATGAAATGAAGTCGTTGTGACGGTGTTGCGCTTGCTGCCAACATGACACCAGCATATCGGTTATCCGATTCTGTACTGCCTGTTTGATAGACGCTTCCTTGTCCGTTAGCCATTGGCCATTCTGCGTGCGTGTGATAATGACCGATATAGACATCTCGGAAATCCCAATCGTATGCTCCGCTTCGCCAGCGATTCGCATGTTGCACGATGCCACTCGGACTCGCAAATCCATTCCGCCCAACTTCGTCACCATGGATAAGGAGTGCTTTGTAGTTTCCGATTTGAACTCTTTGAATATCGTCTGGACACTCCTGCCATGTGAGTCGTTTTTCACCTGATAATAATTGTCGCGCGAGTTCGTAACACATTCTGTCGAAGTTATCGCTGCGCGGAACATTGTCTCGTTTGCTTCCAATACGCCCATGATTGCCCCACTCCGCTACTACTGTGACTTTCTCGTAGTGCTCTAAAGCGTAGCGCACAACTTCCACTAATAGTCGGCTAACTGTGACATATTGCTCGAAGAGCGTTGCGTCTATTTCGAATGCCTGTGTTGGAAAATTGAACAGACCTTCGACCATATCGCCACCGAACATGATTGTGACATCACGAACAGGATGGTCAGCGCGCTGTATGTCTGTAATGCGAATAGCCTTCTTAGCGAAATCTAATACGCGCTGGCGCATAATCGTACTGTCGTAGGAGACAGTTCGTTTCGCACCTTGCCAGTCCGTAAGGTGCCATAATGCCACCTCTTGCTTCGCTTTGCGCTTGTCTATCTGCGCTGCGATTGTCGGCACATATTTATCATGTGCCAGTACTGCGTCGTAACAGGACTGAATTGTTACTTCGACAAGTTCTTCCGTGCGCTGCTTTGCCTTCTGTAATTCTTTCTGCGTTCTTTGTAGTGCTTTACGCAGTTCTATAATTTCAGGATTGTTCTCTTGTTCGAGTTGTTCTAATCCTTCACTTAGCGACACCTGAGCAGACTCCTCGCCTATGTCGCCCCATAACTCCATCTGAAATGTTGTATCCGTTTTCTTTCAGCAATTTACTTAATGCTGTGTGACTGACTTTTGGTTTCGCCATTGTTGCTACGAGAGCATCGCATTCGGCTTGGGGAAGTTCACCGAGTAGCGTACATACTCCGCAAAATAACGATTGTGCCTTCCCGAATGATTCAACATTCGACAAATCGTCTAGTAATCCCATGACTACTTTTTCTTTACTGCTTTCTTTTTCTTGTCTGCTTTCGCAAGTTTATTCAATTCCATTTCGACTGTGTCGGCAATTAAGCCAAACGCAGGGTCTTTTGGATTGATAGCGCGAAGTGCTGGACCAAGAGTCGCAATCAGACCTGCGATGACGAGGTCTTCTGCGCCTGAGATTCCTGCGTTATATGCTACGAGAGCAGCAATAACGAAAGAACGCACATAGGATTCAACTGCTGATTTCACTTTATGGTTCATTTCTGCCTCCTTTAAGGGCGAGCCACAGCCATAACGGTAGCATAAGGTCGCTTCTTTACGGCGACTTGACCACCATTACTCTGTGAGCCTTTGTTGTCGGGCGAGGTATTACCTTCAATACAGACGAGACGCTGACGCTTGATATTGTTTTTTACAACAATACCAACATGGTCAGGTTGAACATCTGCATCAAACTGAAAGAAAACGATATCGCCTTCTTGTGCCTGTCCTACTGGTACTAATTTGCCTTTCTTGGCAAACCATTTCAAACCAGCATCACACGAAGCGAAACCCTTCTTCGTGCTGGCTGCTACTGACGCTGATAGTCCGACTTTGTTATACACCCACGATACGAACATAGCGCACCAAGGCTGCTCGTCCATGCCGTACCACTTGCCATATTTAGTTATATTGTCAGGTATTTCCACATAATCGAGTTCTTCGTATGCTGTCGCTACTATGTTATTCATGCCTGTCCTATTTCTTGTCTATGAGAAGTAGATAGATTTGGTCTATTCTGTTCTCAAGTTTATTCACCTTGTTGTCGATATCATTGACTTTATCTTTGATACTGCTACCACCATTCGGTTTCAGTTCGCTGAGATAGTCACGAATCAAAGATTTTGTAATAAATCTGTGTGCTGCCCATAGTGAGGCAAGAAGGGCGATTGCGCCTGATACTGTCGTTGCCCAGTCAGGTAGTGACATTGTTATTGCACCTTTCGGTTATGCGAGTATTGCTACTCCATTGAGGACGATTTCACTTGTTGAATCTAAAACAGCAGGAGTGTTGTAATCTACAATTTGCGAACCACCATTGGCAGTTGGGCACCATAGATACATGTCAGACGAGCCTTCTGCCAAGATAGCGAAAATTGTATAAATACTGCCGCTGTCGTTGATATATCCGGGAGCGACAACATCGTGCGCAAATGTTGGGAAACCAGCAGGTAGTGTGAAATAAATCTGTCCAGTACCCCAGTTGCTAACAGTTGTGCCGAGAATTTCAGTATACGCAGTAAGCATGTTGCCTACGCGCTGTGCCTCAACAGTTATCGGACTACCTGTATAAACAATGTTATTATCGGTTGTTTTCAATACAGCAGTAGTTGTAGTAATAATTGTTGGGCTAAGATTGCCATCAGCAATTTCTACCCACGCCGTACCGTTCCAATATTTCAGCAAATCTGCATCAGTATCG